AATAGACTTAATAGAAGTTGGAGATATAGTAAATAGTTGTATTGTCGTTGGATTTGGGTATGAATGTGTAAATGGCAATAAAGAAAAAAGTATTCTTGTTGAAGGCAAATATACAAAAGTTAATTTTGCTTTGTTAAATTGGGATATAAAAATAATATTAACAAAAGAGCAAATGATGGCTAATTGCTATAAAGTAGGAGGGAAACAATGGGATTAGATATAAGTGTAAAAGGTTTAGAAAGAAAAGATACTTACCATTGTGGATATATAACTTTTAACTTATATAGAAAAAATGTTGCAAGTGCTTATAACGAAAGGTTAGGAGAATTATACAAAAAAACATTCAAAAATGAATTGCAACCAGAAGAAATTAAAGAATGTAAAAAAATATATGATGCGATGAAAGATTTAAAGGTAGAAATGCAAGGACACAATTACATAGAAATGAATTATTACGATATGCACCAATTATGGTTAAATATGCTTAAACATTGTTACAAGCATAGAGTAAACATGTATTTTTATTAAAATAAAGTAGGAGGAGAAGATGGAATATAGATACATGATTTGGAATGATTTTAAAAAAGAGTTTCAATTTCCAAGAATTTGTGAAACAACAGAAAAAGGAGCTAATACTTGCTTATTCAATTATATTGGAAATGATGCAAGAAAATATAGATTCCAAATAAAGAAAGTTGAAAAAGAAGAAGCAAAGAAAATTGTAAAAAAGCTTAAACAAAAATATAAAGCAGAACGCATACATGCAATAATTCCCAATATAGATATAAAAATAATATTAGAACTTGTAAAAGAAAATGATTTAGGAGGAGAATAGATATGTTAAAACTAGAAGAAACAAATCATAGTTATTATTGTGAATGCTGGGAAACTAAAAGAACTTTAGAATGTAATTCGTGGGAAGAATTTAAAGAAAAGTGTGGTTTAGACTATGATTTTGATTATAATTTATTATTTAGATTTGATTTAGAACAAAAGGAAGATGATTTAGGCAATAAATTAGATAGTTATATTTTAAAATTACATCATGCTTTACAAAGACACGGAAGAGAATTATGGCACGTTGTAATATACAATATTACAGAAAAAGATTTAAAAGAAATAAACAAACATTTACAAAAAGCTAAACGATATTTATTTGAAATGTGGAAAGAAATAGATTTAGTAGTAAAGGAGCAACTATGACAGAAGAAGAATTTATACAAGCTTTAAAAGAATGGGGAGTTGATACAAATTTTAAAACTCCAAAAGATAAATTATATTATATGTATTGTATTGCTTATATTTATAATAAAAAAATAGAAATTATAAAAGTTTCAAAAAGAAAATGTTATACAAAAATTATGCAAGGGCAATCAATTGAAGTTAGCAAGTGGGCTACGATGAGAAATTATAATGATGAACTTAAAAGTAATAGATATGAAATCATAGAAGCGAATATTATTTGAAAGAGGAGTAAATAAGATATGAAAGAATGGATATGGTATTTGTTTGTAAATGGGAAGATACTTAAAAAGTCAAAAGATATAGAAGAACTGAAACAAGATATAGTAAATATGCAATTACACATTGATACAGCTCCATATTACTGTAAATTAGATACTATAAAGTCATTAGATGATTTTAGTGATGTTCATGAAGGTGTATGGTTTCCAATATGTGATGTATTAGATAAAGAAAATAAGATAGTAGATGTATTCATTGTTGAAGAATTTTATTCTTATCAAAATAAGCAATGGGAAGATGAAATAAAAAGATTTAATACAGAGAGGAGTAATATATAATGAAAGAAAAAACAGCTGATGAAATGTTTGAAGAATTAGGATGTCAGATAGACAGAGACGAATATAGGACAGTTGTGTATAAGACTAATAGAGCAGGTTCAATGATATATTTATGTGTATTTTATAATACTAATGATGAACGTTTTAGGCTTAAAATATATGAACAATACATGAATATCAAATTACTACAAGCAATAAATAAGAAAGTAGAGGAATTGGGGGGTGGATATAATGATGACACCAGGGGATATAGATAAATTACAAAGAGAATGTGATTTTGAACATATGAAAGAAACGATAGATAAGCAACAAACACAAATAAGAGAGTTAATAGATAAAAACAAGGTCGTTGATTTAGACTATAAAGAAGAATATTACAAATTGCAAAAAGAAAATTATAAGTTAAAACAAAAAATAGAAGAATATCAAGAAGCATTATTAAATATATGCTCAAAATAGGAGGTGTTTTAAGTGAAAGAAAATAGTATAGAAGAAACAATAAAACAATTAAAATTAATGTTAAAAGTTCGTAAAGAACAAAAAGAAATAATAGAATGTGCAGGCGGAAGTTGTATGAATTGTAATCCAGACATCAAGGCATTAATTGAAAGTATAGATATTTTATCAGATTATAAAAGAGTATTAAAAGAGAATGAAGAATTATTAGAAGTAAAAGTAAGCACAAGTGCTCATAATAGAATATTAGAATTAGAAAAAGAGAATGAAGAACTAAATAAATATACAATACATTTGACAGATGAACAATATAAAACAGTAATAGACTTGGCACAAAACGAAATAAATCAGCAATGGATTCAAAAAGTAAAAGACAAGATAAGCGAAAGACAATTTGAATTGCAACAAGAATATAAAGATTTTGAAGATGACGCAATATTAATAGTTTTACAAGAACTACTAGAAGGGAGAAAATAAAATGCAATATAAAGGATTAGAAATAATGCAAATGATATCAAAAGGACAAATAGAAGATGGAACAAGATTTGATTTTGAAAACAATAATTTTAATGGAGAAGTAGAATATTACAATGGGACATTATATTGGATAAGATTTGATGAAAACTGGAAAGAAACAGGTAAGAAAAATCTTTTTGAAATGTTTAATATTCAAAGCACAATGGTAGCAGATTTTGAACCATTAGAAGATAAAATAGATATAGATAGTATAGAAAAATTAGAGTCAATTACTAACAATATAGACGGAACCGTTTGTATAATGGTTAAAATAAATGAATTAGTACAAGCAGTAAAACAAATAAATAAAGAAGTAAAAGAGTTAGAAAATAGAAAGTAGAGGAATTAGGATGGATGAAATAATAAAATTAATAGAAACAAAACCACATTTTGATGAATATTACTTAATAGAAGAATGTGGCAAAAAAGAACAAATGGGAAAATATATAGAAACTATAAGTGCAAAAAACGCAACGGATGGATATTTAGTGATATATGATAAAGAAGCATATATGTTTACATTTAAAACAATATATAAAAATAGTAAGGGATATTATATAAAACTAAAAGGACAAACTGTATATTTAGAAGATTTTGAGGAGGACTAGCATATGACAAAAGAACAAGCAATAGAAGCTTTAAAAGAGCATAAAAGACAAATAGATAAAAAATATATTAATACAAGAAATTCAAAAGCAATAGAAACAGTTTTATCTATGTTAGAAGAAAAAGACAAAGAAATACAATTTCAAAATGATATAAATAAAACGGAATTAGATAGACACAATAAAGCTGAAAAAAACTTAAAAGGAATTATAAACAAGCAAAATAAAATAATTGATTTATATATAGACAATATTATGACATATCAACAAGTAAAAACAATAAGAAAAATGTGTTGTCCTAGTTGTCCAATAGGAGAAAAGGCATGCACATATAGTGGAATACATAGAAATTGTATAAAGCAATATTTTGAAAATAAAGCAAAAGAATTATTAAATAAATAAAAGAGCATACTACATCAAAAGAGGTGTAGTATGCAAGATAAAGAAATAATAACAAAATGGAAAGCAGGATTAAGCAAGAATCAATTAGCAACAATGTATAAAAGACAATATGATCAAGAAATAAAGATAATAAGAAGTACAGTAAGACACAGACATGATGGAAGATACATAAGCAATTATGAAGCATTAGCTTATGTAGAAAGAGCAATATATAAATATTTGAAAGAAAGGAAAAACAAATGACAATAAACCATGTATACAACATAGTAATAGACACAATGAAAGAATTAGAAAACATAAACTTATTAGACATATCAAAAAGAAAAGAAAGTCAAGCACAAATAAATAAAGCATATAAAATCTTAGACAATTTTAAAGATGAAATTATAAGAGAAGATATAAAAAGAAAACAAGGAGGTACAAATGAATAAGAGTGAGCTAATAGAATTGTTAAAAAACTATAAAGAGAACAAAGCAAAACTGAATATAAAACTAAAAGAGATAAAGACAAAAAGACTACAACTAAAAGGTTGTGAAGAGGTAGAGACAAGTTTAACAACAGGCTATGGAATCAATCAAGACATACATAGTAAAAACCAAATAAGCAATAAAGTATTAACTAAAATAGAACAAAATGACACCAGGAGAAACAATATAAAAAATGAAATAGAGAGTTTAGAAGAAGAAATCAGAAAATTAAGAGAAAGCGTAGAAGCGGTAGAAGACAGATTAATAGGATTGAAATACAAAGAAAGAGAATTACTAGTAGCATATTACATAGATGGGAGAACAGCAGAGAATATTAGCAGAACGTTATATTATGATATGTACCAAAGAACTTGTACACCAAGATATATACAAAAAATAATAGATAAAGCAACTCAGAAAATGATAAATATATAAAAGTTCATAAAAAGTTCATAGTATAGTACGTATTATTATATAAATATATATAGTATAATAACAATAGTAAAATTGTCGAAAGACAAAAACAATAAAATTAAATAAAGTTCCTTAAATTATTTAATTTTAAAAATATAAACTTTTTCAAGTAAGAGTAGACGTTAGATTAATGTTTACTCTTTTTATTATGTTATTACCAGTATGCTAGGTAACTGATAATATAAATTTGGCTGTAATGATTATTATCCTTTGAGTATATAAAGAACTTTCCTAGCGAGTTCTATAAAAAAAGAAATATCTTTTGCGGAGCTATGTTCAATGAGCGTGGCTCTATTTTTCTAATATGTAAATAGTATAAAAGGTAAATGAAAAAGCATAAGGTAAAAGGTTTGTCTAGTTGTTTCCTTAAACAAATCCTAGTTTATCTTTTATAGTGTTTATAAGAAAAGAGGTAATAATATGACTCTAGAACAAATAAAACAATTCAAAGAAGAAAACTGTAGCAAATGTAATAAAGATATTGACTGTAAAATAACACAAGACATAAATGGAAAACTAAAGTGTACAGAGGAATAAAATATGGAACAATGTTTGATAGATAATAAAGTATGTCCAATACAAGGGAAAAAATGTAAAGAATGTAAATTAGATGATTGTAAAAGGACAATAGAGATGATAGAAACACAAGAAGAAAGAGAAGAAAAATGGAAAAGAAAGTTAATAAATGTACAATTACCGGAACAGTGTAAAAACTGTTCTTTTTTAGAAATTACTAATTTACGAGAAGGTAAAGTATTTTGTCCTTATAGGATTAAAGAGAGGTGCTTAATTAAGTGAAATTCAAAATAAACAATACAGACTGGACTATAGAAAATGTAGATGAAGCAACAATAAATAACGAAATGAAATGCGAAGGAACTTTAGGAGTAACAATATATAGAAGCCAAAAGATAATGCTTTTAAAAAATCAAGCAAATATAATCAAGACATTAAAACATGAACTAACTCATGTATGGTTGTATGAATATGGTCATAATCAAAATGATGATAAAATATTTAGCTATGAAGATGTATGTGAGATAGTTGCAAGTAGTAATGATTTCATAAATGAAATAGTAGAACAATATAAACAAAATAATAGTGTAAAGATAGAACAAAGAATAGATTCTATTTCATTATATGGAGAACAGATTTTAAAATGTTGCGAGAGGCAAAAATGAACATAAATAAAAACATAAATAAATTATTATATGCTTTATCTATAAAAGGACAGATATATAAAATAAATACTTTTCAATTTTATAGTGAAAAGAATTGCAAGTATTGTACTAAATATCAAATGCTAAAAAAAGAGCAAGTAGAAATATACAACGAAGAAAAAGACGAGTTTGAATTACAAGATAGATACAAACAGAAAGAAGAATGTTATAGTAAAGTAGATGTAATGAAATATCTAATAGATGAACATAGAAAAGGAAGTGAGGCAGATGGAATATGAAAATATAGAAGAGAAATATAACGCATTAACAGAAATGCAAAAGAGATTTATTGATTATTATATAGAAACTGCAAATGCAACAGAAGCCTGTAAAAAAGCTGGATATAAGGGAAAAAATCTTAATAGAATAGGTTCACAAAACTTGTCAAAACTAGACAAATTTATAAAAATAAAACTTCAAGAAAAAGAAGAGCAAAGAATTGCTTCACAAGATGAAGTATTACAGTACTTAACAAAAGTAATGCGAGGAGAAGAAAAAGACCAATTTGGATTAGATGCTTCATTACAAGATAGAACAAAATGTGCAGAACTACTTGGAAAAAGATATGGTACATTTAAAGAAAAGGTTGAAGTGGCTGGAAATATACCAGTGGTGATAACAGATGATATTACAGAATAAAATAATAAACAAAAATATACAGAAACAAGTAAATAACATATCATTACAAAGTATAGTTGGAAAAGGTTATGCAGAGTATTGGCATTGCAAATGTAGATATAGAGTATGCAAAGGTTCAAGAGCAAGTAAAAAATCAAAGACAACAGCATTATGGATAATAAGTAACATGATGAAATATAAAGAAGCTAATACACTTGTAATTAGAAAAACATTTAGAACATTAAAAGATAGTTGTTTTACAGAATTAAAGTGGGCAATACATAGATTACAAGTAGATAGTTTTTGGGAAATAAAAGAAAGTCCATTAGAAATGACATATAAACCTACAGGACAGAAAATATATTTCAGAGGTTTAGATGACCCATTGAAAGTAACATCAATATCAGTAGATATTGGTGTTTTATGTTGGTTGTGGATTGAAGAGGCATACGAAATAACAAAAGAATCTGATTTTGATGTAATAGATGAAAGTATAAGACGGAGAAGTACCAGAGGGATTATTTAAACAAATAACAATAACATTAAATCCTTGGAATGAACATCATTGGATTAAGAAAAGATTTTTTGATGTTAAAGATGATGATATATTAGCAATGACAACAAATTATCTTTGTAACGAGTGGCTAGATGAGGCGGATAAAAAAGTATTTGAAAGAATGAAGAAAAATAATCCTAGAAGATATCAAGTTGCAGGATTAGGTAACTGGGGTATAGTTGATGGATTGGTTTATGAAAATTGGAAAGAAGAAAAATTCGAATTAAATACAATAAGAAACTTAGATAGTGCTTTTGGATTAGACTTTGGGTATACAAACGATCCAACAGCACTATTTTGTGGTGCAATAGATTTAAAAAATAAAAAGATTTATGTATATGATGAAATATATCAAAAAGGGATGAGCAACAAAGTAATATATGACAAAATAAATCAGATGGGTTATTCAAAAGAAAAAATAACAGCAGATAGTGCAGAACCAAAGTCAATAGATGAATTAAGAGGATTAGGTTTAAGACATATTACAGGAGCGTTAAAGGGAAAAGACAGTATAAACAATGGTATTCAATTTATACAAGATTTTGAAATAATAATACATCCTAAATGTGTAAATTTCATAACAGAAATAAGCAATTATACTTGGGATGAAGACAAGTTTGGAAACAAAATAAATAGACCAATAGATGATTTTAACCATTTAATGGATGCAATGAGATATGCAGTAGAAAAATATATAAAAGGAAATAGAAATATGGGAATGACAAATCAACCATTTATAAGAATGTAACATCTACTAAAAAGTAGGTGTTTTTTGATTGGAGGAAACAATGTTAAGATATAGTAAAGAAAGATTAGCAGAAGAAAGAAGTATAACAGATATATATTTTAAAGCACAAGAAGAATTAAATGTTAGAAAAGAATTATACGAAAAGTTTAGAAGAAAATTAACAGATGAAGAACTTGCAAGTTTAAATGATGAAGATATTAAAGTACCACTAGAAAGATATATATCAGTTATGTCAGCTGGTTATTTTGGAGGAAAAGCACCAACATATAAAGTAAAAGCATTTAATGAAGATAAAGATAAAATAATCAAAGAACTATTTAATCACGAAACTAATGATGAGCAAGAAATAAAAGAAATAGAATTACTTATAAAGCACATAACAGATTATAACAAAGATGGCTCACATTTCTTACATATGGTATTAAATTATTTAATAAAAAGGGCATGTTATGAAATATATTATAAAGATGAAACAACAGGAGAAATAACAATAGCAAGAAGTGATGCATTAGAGACAGTTGCTATATGGGATTATTCATTACCTAAAAATTTAATAGGTTTATATAGAATAATTCGTACATATATGGCAAATGGTGAATATCAACAAATGGTAGAATTAACAACATCAGATGGAAAAAGATATTATTATGATACACCTGAAAAAAGAAAGTTGTTTGGTACACCAGCATATGAGCAAAAGTTCAAAGACGAACCATTGTTCAAAGAAAATATAGAAGAAAAACAACCTAAAAAATGGGATGATGATATACCAGCGACAGCAATAGAAAATTGCGATGGAATGGCAATATTTGAACCTGTAATAAGTTTAATAAAAGCATATGAAAGATGTATTCAAAATTCAAGAAATGTATTTAAGTATAATGATGAAGCAATATTGAAAGTTATAGGATATCAACCAGAAAATCCAATGATTATCCAAAATGAAAAAGGCGAAGACATTATAAATCCAGCAAGACAAAAAGAAGATGAATATGTATTAACAAGCAGAGTTAGATATTTAGATGGAAACAAAGATGTAAATAGCGACATAGCTTGGGTTGAAAAGAATGTAAATGATACAGCATTGCAAAACCATAAAAAGACATTAATGGATATTATATGTTTATGCTCATTTTGTCCTAATATGACAGACCTTGGATTTACATCTGCTGATAATAATAGTGCTTTAGAAAAGAAATTCTTTAGCTTACAACAGTATATAGCAACATTTGAAGGAGATTTTCTTGAAGGATTAACAAGAAGATGGAGAATAATATTAGAAAAATTCAACAAAGAAAAAGGTAAAAGTTATGACTTTAGAGATATAGAAATAAAACTAAATAGAAATTTACCTTCTGATAAAGCAACGGACATAACAAATGCATTGAAGGTAAGAGGCTTATTACCAGATGAAACAGTTATAAATTTATTAAATCTTGATTTAGATGCAACAAGTGAATTGGCAAAAATGGATTTACAAAATGAAGAAAATATTCAGAAAAATCTAGAACAAATGCAAATAATGGGACAAGCAGAAGTAGAACAAAACGACAAAGAAGATAAAAAAGATAAAAAAGTAACAGACTTAACAGATACACAAAAAGCACAGAAATTGACAGCAGATAATAAGAAAGAGCAAGAAAAAGTAGTTAATAAGCAAATTAACAAAGAATAGAGAGGTAATTTAATTGGATAAAACAATAGAATGTAATGATATTGCTGAAACATTTAAACATATAGTTGATGAAGTTATATATGTATGGAATGAAATTAAAGAAATAATAAAAAAAACATGGGAAAATTTAAAAACAATAATACAAAAAAGTGACAAACTTTATAAATATATAAAAAGATATAACAAATGCAAAAAACATAACAAGAAGAGTCATTATTTTAAAAAAATTTTAAAAATATTAAAGGAATAGAAATATGAATGTATGGAATTATCACGATGCAAAAATGCGAGAATTAAAACAACTATATAATAAAACATCAAAACAAACTCAAAACAGACTTCAAGAACTATTTGATACATTTAATTTTACAACAGAAAACATCTATAATATTGCAGATAATAAAACTAAGAAAAGAATAAATACATATATAGAACAATGGAAAGAACAAGGCTTATTAAAGAATAATAGCTATTTTACTGTATTAGCAAACAATATTTATAAGAGAACAAGAGTAAAGAATAGTGAAATACTAGAGTTACTTATTTACAGTTCATATGTAGAAGAGCAAAACAAACTTGCAGAGCAAGAAACACAAATAATGTATGAAGATGCTAATTATTACTATGAAGAACGGACAAAAAGAAGTAAATAAAAAGAAAAAGCCATCGCTAATATTGATGGCTTTATTTCTTGCATTATTGGACCAACCCAATTATAGTGGTTTTAACTGGAAACAGTATATAGAAGCAACGATACAATATAACGCACAACAAATATATAAACAAGCAATTTTAAATATGCAACAACAAAAAGGCCTAGAAATCGATTCTAATGAGTTTCAAATAATAATAAATAGACAAAATAATCAAAAACTTAATATAAATAATGATAAGATATCAGGTGCAGTAGATTTACAAATGATTGGATTAAATAATCTAGCAAAAGCAGAAGGGATAAAAGAAGTAACAGAAGATAATTCAAAAGTTAGATTTATTGCAGTAGAAGATGATAAAACAACTTTAATGTGTGATAGTTTAAATAATCAAGAGTTTTATATTAACAAAGAAAATGTATTTGATAGATATTATGGTGAGACACAAAAAGAATTAACAGTACAAAGAATTAGATGCAGTGGATTAGTACTAGGCTTAAATCTCCCACCAATACAACATCACTTTCACTATTGTAGAAGTACAATTGTGTATAATTCTAATAATGAGCATATTGAGTTAGGAACAGAAAAACAATTTAACATATTTGATACAAAATTTGAAAAAGATATAAAAGAAAAATACAATATTAAAAAAATGAATACAAGGCATATAGATAAAGAGGTTTTAAAAGAATTATTAAACAATATGAGTAGAGTATATAATGATTTTCCAAATATAAGAGGAAAGATTAAAGAAATAAAAGAAATAGACCATCCAAATGGTGGACTAGCAGTAGAATTACAAAAAGATGGAACATATGTAATGTATATAAATAAAAATAAATTTTATAATGGTAAAGTTCCAAAACAATTATATGAAATGGATGTTAAGAAGCATTTTCATCCTAACAACACAACTTATAAAGATATGTCAATACATGAAACAGGGCATATAGCAGTAACAGAAATAATAAAAAAATTAAATCATAACAATAATAATGCAATAGTTTTTGATAGCGAAAATAATATAACAGTAAATAAAATATTAAATAAAGCCTTGAATAAAATAGGTGTAAATGATATAAAAGAAAAAGATTTGCTAATAAGAAATATTTCAGGATATGCATATAAAGAAAGAGGACAAGAAATTATTGCAGAAGCATTTGCAGATTATTATGCTAATAAACAAAATGCTTCATTATTAAGCAAAAACATAATAGAAGTTATGAAAGGGATGATTTAATATGATACCTATGGAACACCCTTGGACGGATTGGCAAATAGATACACTAGGAGAAGAAAAACCATGGAAATGGAAAGAAAATACACCAAAGAAAATCATAGAAGAATATGAAGAATGGGAAAAATATTACAATGAAATGATGAGAATCAAATTTTAGCACTTACTTTAAAAAGTAGGTGCTTTTATTATGGAAGGAAGGTGTGAAATATGCAGGAACCATTAATACCAACAGGAAAAGAAAACGTAAAGAAATCTATTATAGCAATAGGTCAAGAGCTAATGAAGAGGGCAGATGATATAACAAATGATTTAAAATTTGTTGCTAATATTGAAATTTATGCGAAATTAACACCAGATGAAATAACTAACTTTGATATAAAGAAAAATTATATGGCAACATATGAAGATAAGGAGGAAAAATAATATGTGGTTATTAGTTTTAATATTAAGCATTAAATTACAAATGCCGACTTGGTATTGGATTATATTTACTATAATTACAATATTTAGACCATTTGTAAGTTTATTTTGTTCAATAATAGAAGATGAAATAACAAAAACAGCAAATGAAATTGATATGACAGATAAGAGATTAAAAGATACAATGGAGTGTTCAATCAATAAATAAGTTATTAATATTTTATAATTATAAATTTTAGACGTAGACGTATGTCTATTTTTTATGCCCTAGATATGGCTTTAAACTGTCTATTTTTGTATGGTTAGACTTCCGTAAAAAGTCAAATAGTTTGGTTATAACACCGTAAAAGTTAAGGAGGAAATGGTTATGGAAAATAACGAAGAAACAAAAAAAGATATGGCGCCTACTACCGAGAATGAGGAAAAAGTTGAAACATCAAACGTAGAAGAGAACAAAGAAAAAACCTTCACAAGAGATGAAGTAAACAAAATGATTAATGCTGAAAAGCAAAAAGAAAGACAAGCGATTTTAGAAGAAATGGAAGCTAAAAAAGCAGAAGCTGATAAACTTGCGAAAATGGACGAAGACCAAAAAAAATCTTATGAATTAGAGCAAGAAAGAGCCAGAGCTAATAAGGCTGAAAATGAACTAAATGCTTATAGACTAAAAGACGAAACAATTCGTCAAGCAAGTCAAAGAGGTATCTCATTAGGATACATAGAAACTATTGATTTTTCAAGAGAAACTGCTGAAAGTATCAATTCAAAATTAGATATATTTGAAAAAGTATCAAAAGCAGATAAAGAAAAAGCAATAAGTGAGTATTCTAAAGAGCCAACACCACAAACAGGAGAAAGGGTAACTCAAAAAGATATAAGTCAAATGAGTTATACAGAATTGGCTGAATATCTAAATAAACACCCAGAAGTAAATTTATAAAAAGGAAGGTAATAAAAAATGGGAAAATTTGATTCAAAAAGTTTTAACGAAAAAGCATTTAAGTATTCAGTAGATAGAATACCAAATTTAAAAACAAACGAGTTAAAGAAATCAAGAGCTTTAACAGGAAATGAAGATATTAGAAAAGTATTTGCTGACGAAGATGGTACAGCATATGCAAGAATTGCTATGCGTGGACTATTAGAAGGCGATGCGGTAAATTATGATGGACAAACAGATATAACAGCAACATCAACAAAAACATTTGAAAGAGGTGTTGTAGTTGTTGGTAGAGCAAAAGGATTTGTAGAAAAAGATTTTTCTTATGATGTAACAGGTGGAAAAGACTTTATGCAAAATGTTGCTGAACAAATAGCAGACTATAAAGATGGATTAGACCAAGATACAATATTAGCAGTATTAAAAGGAATATTCTCAATGACAGGTGATAAAAATCTAGAATTTGTGAACAAACACACAACAGAAGTAAAAGGAAATATTCAAGCAACAACATTAAATACAGCTACAAACAAAGCATGTGGAGCAAATAAAAAGAAATTTGCTTTAGTATTTATGCATTCAGATGTTGCAACAAATATTGAAAACTTAAATTTATTAGAACACCTAAAATATACTGACAAAGATGGAATAACAAGAGAATTAGATTTAGGAACATGGAATGGTAAACTAGTGGTAATTGATGATGATATGCCAACAAAAGATGTTGAAGCAACATATGCAAAAACAGCGGATAAAGCTATTGTAGCTGGAAAAACATATTATACAAAATCTGGAACAAAATATACAGCAGTTTCTAATCCAGTTGAAGGAAGCATCGGAGACTATTATGAAGTATCAGATGAAGCACATACAGAATATATAACATATATATTAGGTATTGGAGCTATTGACTTTGAAGATGTTGGTGTAAAAGTGCCTTATGAAATGGATAGAAATGCTTCAAAAAACGGTGGACAAGATACTTTATATATTAGACAAAGAAAAGTATTTGCACCATTTGGAATCTCATATGAAAAGAAATCGCAAGTTTCATTATCACCAACAGATAAAGAACTTGAGGATGGTTCTAACTGGGATTTAGTAAATTCTGGTGAAGCATCTGAAGAAGATAGAAGTTATATAAATCACAAAGCTATTCCAATTGCAAGAATAATTTCAAGAGGATAGTAGAAAGGGGCAATAGATGTTAGAACAAATAAAACAAAGATTAGGAGCAAATTATATTGAATATACAGACGATATAATACAAGACATCATAGCAGATATGACTTCTATTGCCTGTGATGCTTCTAATCGCAAAGAAACTGATAAACAATTATTTCCATACATAAAAAAAGCAGTTATATCTGAATATAATGCAAGGGGTTCAGAAGGACTATTAAGTCGCAATGAAGGTTCTATTTCAAGTTCATTTAATGATATAGAGAAAAAGCTACGAATAGATGTAGCTTCAATAAGGATATTCAAGTAATGTTATTACGAGATTTAACAAAAGTATATATATCAGAATATGAAGAAATAGAAGACCACGGAGAACCAGATAAAAAATGGAAATATAAAGGACAAGCTTGGCTAAATATGCAAAATGATGTAAACGAGTTAGATAGAAAGTCTACTGGTGAGATTGATTATAGTACTTACAAAGCAAGAACAACAAAAGAATACGACATAAAAAAGGGCGATGGAATATCATTTGATGACATCTCAAAAGTGGAGAAATTTAAACCACAATATAAAGTAACTGACAAAAATAAAATTGGAAGTACTTATGTATATATATGTGAGAAGGTGCAAGGATGATAAGTTTTAATTGTAATTTTAAAGTGAAACATAATTTCAAGAATATAAATGCTATAATTCAAAAATTACCACAAACTGCAAGAGTAATTTCGAAAGATATATTAGAAAACATTAGAGGTTATGCTATAAGATTGGAAAAAGGTCACAACGAAAATGGAATATTAGTAGAGATGATTGATATGTCTACAAAAGAAGTAAAAGGAAGGGTCTATGCTGACCCTTCTAAATTTATGACTGAAAATGGACAATCATATTTATGGTTTGAATATTTTGGAACAGGGCAATATGCGGAACAAGAGCACATAGGAAAAACAAAACATTTTATTGAGTCAGGATATACAGAATGGTATATCCCTGTAAATAAAGTGGGGAGGTCGTTGAGCTATCCAATAGTAACTATTAATAAACAACAATTTTATGTGGCAGTAGGTTCAAAAGCTAATCATTTTATAGGTGATGCAGGATTTGAAAGTAGAAGTGAAAATGTGGAGATAGCGAAGAAAAGATTAAATGAAATGTTAAAGGAGTGTACAAAATGAAAGATTTAAGCGAATTAGAATTTAGCGATTTAGTATATGAAAAGCTAGAAAATTTGTATAAAAACAAACCAATTTTAAGTAATCCAAATACAGAAAGTAAATTTCCTATATTGGAATTACATACACCTTTAAAGTCAGTAAATCTAACAGAAAACGGATTTCCAATTCGTTCTACATTTCAAATATCAATAACTTGTTGGAATGAAAAGCAACGCCAAGCAATGAAAATGATAGATGAAGTTGATAAAAAACTTCAAGAACTTAATTTTACAAGGACGAATACCAGTCCTGCAGTATATGATCCTATATTGCAAAAATACGGTATAACAATAACTTTTGAGGTTCGTTATAATTCAATAACGGCCTCTTTTAATTTTATAAGATAATAGGAGGAATTAAAATGGACCCAAAAACAAGTACAATGACAAAATTATTTCATGCTGATACATTAGAAGATTTAAAATCAGCAGTAAAAAGAAAACAAATAGCTTTTGTACAAAGTATACCAGAATTTTTAAAAGCACCAGAGGGAATAACATATAGTGCTTTAGATATTCCAGACGAAAGACAAGCAGAAGGAAGACAAAAAGCAGAAAACCTAGAAATAGAAATATTATTTAAAGAAGACCAATATGATGAGTTAAAAGCTGTACAAACAGCAAAAATAAATGGTTATTGGGCAATTCAATTACCAGAAAGTACATCAGAAAATGGTAAACCATTAACATGGTACTTTACAGGTACATGTTATATTGGAATGAGTGAAATTGCTATAGATGATATGTTAAAATCAAAATTAACAATTTATAGAAGTTCAGAAATAACAGAAAGCAAAGGATTTCCCACAGAGTAGTTCTACATTAAGTGCTAGGAGTAGAACAAAGAAAATTACTAGCACAATAGAAGAAAATATTGAGAAGGCAGAATAAGCCTTCTCTCTTTTGCAAAGGAGAGAAATTAAAGATGATTATAGAAACAAAAAATAAAACAATAAATTTAGTACTAAAAATAAGAAAAATAGTAGACATAGCTAATCTACTAAACAACAAGAATTTTGAAGAAGCTTTTACAAAGGCATATTCTATATTAGACCCAGAAGCATTATCAAAAATAATATTTAAATTAGCAGAAAATGAAGAGGGTAAAAGTGCATTTACATCATCAAATGAAGTATATAACTTTATGGACGATTGCAGAATAGAAGGGATAACAGTAAATGACTTGTATGGAAAGATTGCAGAGGCATTGAATACAGAGGGTTTTTTCAAAAAGAAAATGAACAAGAAAGAGCTAAAAGAAATGATCTCAAATCCATTATTAACAATGAATATGAACGACTTAGTTCAAAAATCAGCAGAGAGTGCAATGAGCAAAATAGCAGAGCAACAATTTCAAGAACAGAGATTTCAAGGCTACGAGGCTTAAATGATATAGTAGAAAAAATAAAAGAGGCTCATAATTTAGTTGAATTAGTATATTCAATAGAGCCTCTAGCTTACTATTTTGATATGAAACCTCATGAGTTTTGGAATAGTAGATATTCAGAAATAAATGCATATTGCCAAACACATCTTATAAAAATAATAGATGATTTAAAGCGTGAAATTAATTTACAAGAAGCGGTAACAAATAAACTTATAAGAGCAGATAGTATGAGCAGAAATCCTAAAATAATACTAATTAGAGATAATTATAAAGAACTATTTAAAGAAGAAGAACAACAAACACAGTCTCCTGAAGAAATTATAAGAAGAATGAGAGGTATAATGAAAGCAGAAAAAAATTAAAAAAATATACTTTTCGACAAATTTCGACAAAAAAGTACAACTGAAAGTGATATAATCTTTTTATAGTGAAAATAAAAGGAGAGATGAATATGAAGTGCCCAAGATGTGGGAATGAAAATATAAATTTTCAAATAATTAATGAACAAAAATTAGTTACTAAACATCATAGATTACTTTGGTGGATATGTATTGGTTGGTGGTGGATACCAGTAAAATGGCTATTTTTAACTATACCAGCATTGCTTGCAACAATATTTATAGGAAAAAGAAAGAAAATAAAAAATATTACAAAAACAATGCGTGTTTGTCAAAGTTGTGGCTACACTTGGAAAGCATAAATAATAAAATAAAAGGAGATTTTACTATGAATATAGAATATTTGAATATATTAAAAGTTCTATTAATTATACTTGTACCTCTTACATTATTGGTATCTATTGTGATGCCAGTCTTGTTATTAGGTGTTGCGTTAGAAATTGTTTTTTTAGTGTTAACTACAAAAAAAATAAAAAATATAAAAGAAATACAAATTATACAGCAAAATAAAGAAAAAGAATTATTGAAACAAGGTTATAAAAAGATATGCCCACAGTTTTTTGTTAATGATAAAGAAAATAAGCTTAATATATTAGATAAAGTATACGGCTTTTCACAAATAGTAGATTGTGAGCTGATTGAAGATGGTACTTCTATCTCTCAAACAATAGGAAAGACAAAAATAAAAAATATAAAAAAATCAAAAACAAGATATCAAACAACACAATTGGAAATATGTACAGGCTTAGGGGTTAATATAACAACGAGTGATTTTAATAATCCAAGAATAATGTTTGATTGCAAATATGGAAAAAATGTTACCAAAAATAGTAAAGCTTATAAGGAAGCTTTAAATAATGCACAAAATATAATATCAACCTTAAAAATTGTTATATCACAGAATAATGAAAAGTATATTGAAACAGGTACTATAACAAAAATAGAACATAAATATATAACAGAAGAAAATGCAAGTATTCAAATTGAGAGATTGTCACAATTACATAAAGATGGAGTTTTAACAGATTATGAATTTGAAATGAAGAAAAAAGAATTATTAGATAAAATAAAATAGAAACACTTACTTAGGTAGGTGTTTTTTTATTGTACAAGAAATTCAAGAGAGGAGGAAAAAGAATGACAGTAGAAGAAATAGAAATCATAGTAACTGCAAAAGTAGAAGAAGCATTAAAAGAGTTTCAAAAAATATTGCCAACAATAAAACAAGCAATGAAACAAGCACAAGAAGCTTTTTCGAAAGTAGACACAAAGACAATGACAAATAAATTACATCAAGCAGTTAATTTTATGAAAAAGAAAATGCAGGACTTAAAAAAGAGTTCTGAAAATAACGAAATAGCAATTAAAGTAAACAATAAAGATGCACAAAAACAAATATCTCAAATACAAAAACAAATAGATAGTCTACAAGAAAAAATAAATGCTCGACAAATGAAATTAAATGTAATAAATCCACAAATTGATAAAATAGTAGATGATACTAGAAAAAAAGTAACTCCAGAAGGAATAAATCCTAATAATAAGGCAATGGATACAACAGTTAATAATGCATTAAATTCAAATAAGGATTTTACATCATTAAATAGTCAAGCACAAAAGTTATATACAGAAATAGAAATGTATAATAAACAACTTGAACAAGCCAAAAGCAAAATGTCACAGTTAGAACAAGAAACAAGTAAAACAGCAGTTACTCAAAATAAAATGAGTAGTTTTTTTAGTGCATTTAAGCAAAAAATAGAACAAGTTAAACCTAGTATGTCTAGCATAAAAAATACATTTAGTAAAATGCCAAATATAGGACAAAATTTATCAAAAGTTACTCAAAATGTTACAAACAATATAAAAGGAATGAGTACAGGAATAAAAAATGGATTAGGACATGTTTTAAAATATGCAGGTGCGCTGGTTTCTTTGCAAAGTATTTATAGTATTTTAAGTGGTTGTGCTCAAAGTTGGCTATCTAGTCAAAATGCAGGAGCAAAGCAACTATCAGCTAATATTGATTATATGAAATATGCCATGGGTTCAGCTTTTGCACCGGTAATACAATATGTAACAGGATTAGTTTACCAATTAATGAAAGCTATACAATCTGTTGTTTATGCATTATTTAGAGTGAATATATTTGCAAAAGCAAGTGCTAATTCATATGCAAGTATGGCTGGAAGTGCTAAAAAGGCTAAAAAAGAAACAAAGAGTTTATCTAATATACATAGTGAAATAAATAATGTACAATCTAATGATAATTCAGATAGTGGAAGTGGTGGAAGTTCATCACCAAGTTTTGATTTGTCAGGAATAGAAAATCAAATGTCGCCATTGGCACAAAAACTATATGATTTCTTTAAACCACTTGTTGATAGTTGGAATAAATATGGTCCTACTTTAGTAGAACAAATAAAAACAACAGCAGGGCAGGTAACAACATTAATTTCAGCAGTATGGGGAAGTTTTGAAAAAATCATAACTAATGGAACAGTATATACATCATTAGAATTAATTTTAGCGATTATAGGAAATATAGCCGAAGCTTTTGCAAATGCTTGGAATTATAATGGTAATGGCGATGCAATAGTACAGAATTTAGCAAATGCATTTAATAATCTATTAACAGCAATAAACAATGTAGTACAAAGTGAAGGATTTCAAAATTGGTTAAATAATTGTTCAGATAAATTTAGAGTAATATCAGAGAAATTAGCTGAAATAGATTGGCAACCGTTAGTTGATGCCTTGTCCAATATAGGACAAAATATAGGAACACTTGCACTAGATATATTAAGTGGGTTAGTAGATATTTTTAAGTGGTTAGTTGAAAATCCAATTGTAGCAGAAATTATATTAGGAATTGCGGTTGCTATAGGAGTATTAAGCACAGCATATAGTATATGGGCAACTGTAACAGGAGTACTGACAGCTGTTTCAACTGCATTAAACATAGCTATATTACCACTTGTTGCTATAATAGCAGGAATTGTAGCAGTTATAGCATTGGTAGTTGTTGCTATAATGAATTGGGGAGCAATTTCAGAATGGTTAGGACAAAAATTTCAAGAAGCAAAAGAAGCGATAACAAATGCTTTTCAAAATATAGGACAATGGTTTTCAGACAGATGGAATGATATATGTAATGCATTTAGCGATGTAGGCAATTGGTTTAAAGAAAAGTTCAATAATGCTAAAGAAGGAGTACAAAATGCTTTTCAAAATGTCGGAAATTGGTTTGGAGATAGAAAAAGAGACATTACAAATACTTTTAGCAATATAGGCAGTTGGTTTAAAGGGAAATTTCAAGATGCTTATAATGGAATAAGAAATGTATTTAGTAATATAGGAAGTTTCTTTGGTAACATATGGAATGGAATAAAGAATACATTTTCCGCTTTAGGAACAAAAATTGGAAATGCAATATCTGGAGCTGTTAAATCAGGTATTAATGGCGTTATATCTTTAATTGAAAGAACCATAAATAGTGCGATTAGATTAATTAATGGGGGAATTAGGCTTATTAATCTAATTCCAGGAGTTTATGTTGGAAGCATAAATACATTGAGTTTACCAAGATTAGCAAAGGGTGGTGTTTTAACAGAAGCGACGACCGTAATAGCTGGTGAATATTCCGGAGCTAAAACAAATCCAGAAATTGTAACACCACAAAATATTATGCGTGATACATTTGAGGATGTATTATCTAATTATAGTGGGAATAGCGATGATAGACCAATATATTTAACAATTAATGTAGGAAATCAAAAACTAGGACAAATATTGTTAGATGATTTAAGAGACAAGAAAAGAAGAACAGGAAAAGACATAGAAGCTTTAGTAGGAGGGTAAAATTATGTTATGGAAATTAAATGGTAAGTTAATGAAAACACCATCTACATATAAAGATAATATAGAAGATACAGACAATGATAGTTATACATCAAAAGTAACAGGAGCATTAATAGATAATCCGATTGCAATTGGAATGCTAAAGCTTGAAATGTCATGGGACTACTTATCAGAAGACGAGGCAGAAAAACTTTTGCAGGCAACATACCAGAATCCGATGATAGTCACAGTAAAATGCCCGAGTGTTCAAGGTGGTATGTTAGAAAACGCAAAATTCAGAGTAAGCAAAAGAACAAGCGAAATGCATAAAACAGGATTAGATGAAGACACTTCCAAATCAAGATGGAAAGTGTCTTTTAATTTGATGCAAAAAGAATTAACAGCACAACAAAAAGCAACAGTAAATAAAGCAAAGGGGTTGAGTTAATGTACGAAACAAGTAAAAAGTGGAAACAAAATAGATATGAAAACCCAGTTTGTGCAATGAATATCTATATAGATGATGTACTAATAAATCCAGACTATATTTTGGATTTTAAAAAAGGTGGCAATGCATTTGAAGAAGAATTTTGCTTAGGTGGTACACCAAGTCAATACATTGAAATGAAACTATATAAAGATAAAATGCCAAAAACTCTTTCAAAAATAAGAGTAGAATATGGAATATTAATAAATCACGCATTAACAGTAGCAGAAGTAAATGCAATGTTGGTAGGAACATTAAATGGAATATCAGTTAAAAGTTTAAGTAGTAATAATAGTAGTTTTGAAATGATACCAATTGGAATTTATAATGTAGATGATTACACAGATAATGATGACAATACAATAACAATAAAGGCATTAGACAATATGATTAAATTTGAATTTAATTATAATGGGAAAGAATTGATAGATAAAAAAAATGAAGCAACACTATTAGAAGTTGCACAAGATATTTGTAATAAAGCAGGAGTAGAATTAGGTTCTACTTCTTTTTTAAATTCTGATAAAAAGGTATCTGTTTATGACAATACTGTAACAGCAAGAGAATACATTAGTTATATTGCAGAGAGTGCAGGTTGCTTTGCTTGTATTGATAGAGAAGGAAAATTATGTTTCAGAGAATTTGGTCAAGATGAAACAGAAATATCACTTGAAATGTTTGGAGAATATAAATGGGGTGAAGAATTTAAAATTTCAAAAGTATCTTATGAAGATGGGGTAAGAAGTTTTAAATTTGGAGATGACACAAGAAATAATCTTTGGATAAATCAAGAAAATATGTACATTGTTGACGAAGACCAAGTTCAAAAGATTTACAACAAAATAAAAGATTTGACAGTAAATACATTTGAAGGAAAAGTAATAATAGACCCTGCTATAGACATTGGAGACAAAATAGTTATAAATGGTAAAAATGTTTTTTATCAAGGTGAAATGTCATTAGAAGGAAGATTTATTGCACAAATATCAAGTAAAATCCAAATAAAACAAAAAGAAGAAACAACCGTAAAAAAAGAAAGTCAAAAGGTTGTAAACAGAAGAGTTCAAAGCAGAATAAGTCAAGCAGAAGGAAAGATTGAACAATTAGTTGAAGAAACAACTGAAAATTCTGAAAAACTAACAAAACACGAACAAGATATAAACGGAATAACACAAAGTGTAAGTGAAGTAAAAACAGAAATAAAAACAGTAGATGGTAAAGCAGATAAAGCACAATCCACAGCAAACACAGCAAAGAGTACAGCAGATAGTACAAATAAAAATTTAAGTAATAATTACTATACAAAAACAGAAACAAATTCACAAATAACACAAAAAGCAGAAAGCATAACAAGTGAAGTAAGTAAAACATATTCAACAAAAACAGAAACATCAACGGCAAAAACAGAAGCAATAAATAGTGCAAATTCTAGTACAGATAACAAGCTAAAAGGCTATACAGAAACAAGCAAATTGGGAACAGCAATAGAGCAAAACTATGAACATGTAAAAGTGGCATGGAATCAAATTTCAGACTTTATTCAAATGATGATAATAAATAAAAATGCTAGTTTAGCAATATTAGATAAAGATAAGAATGTAATGATGGCATTGGACAAAAATGGTCAACATTTTTATAAAAGTGATGGAAATACAGTGTTCGGAGAAATGGGAGTGCAAACAGTAGAAAAACAGAATTATATAAGTTTTGCTGTTCCTACGGATTATGGAAAATCGGTAGAAGATGGAATGGCTTGGGGAGTAATAACATCAAGTGATGATAAATTCTGGCCAATAATGTATATAAAAAACTTTACAATGCCACCTAAAAATTCTGAAGGGTGCACGGGAGAAATGGTATTAGATGGATGTGACTTAGTATTAAATAGTGCAAATGCTGGGATAGTTGCTACAAATATAAAAATGCATGGAGACGCTATGCCAGGTTTATACATTGATGATACATCAACAGGACAACTTTTACTATCTATAATTCCTCAGATTGGCAATATCTATCCTTCTATATCTATATTAGATAAAATAAGTTTTTATGTTGATTTAGCAGGAAGCCATACATTAAGAATTGGAGAGGAAAATTGCAATTGTACACTTTCTGATGATGGTTTTATTGTGTGTCGTCGACTTCATGTTGAAGGGAATATAACAGCAACTGGAGAGGTAATATCTAATAGCTCAATAAAGGTAAAAAAGAATATAGAAAGATATCAATCAAGAGCACTAGATGAAATATTAAAAACAGACATTTATATGTTTAATTATAAATCAGAAGAAAAAAGCAAAAAAACAATAGGCACAATAATTGGAGATGGATATAATTGTTCAAAAGAAATAATATCAAGCAATAAAGAAGGAATAAATTTATACTCTATGGTATCAATAGCTTATAAAGCAATACAAGAGCAACAAGATGAAATAGAAAAGTTACAAGCGAAAGATAAAGAAAAAGATAATATTATCCAAAGTTTAATAAAAAGAATAGAAACTCTTGAGAAAGGAGTAAATAAATGAGTGAAACAAAAAATTTGAAGCTATTTAAACATGAAGAACCTCTTGAAACTAATAACAATAAATTTGATATAGACAAAGCATTGAATAAAAATTGGGACAAGGTAGATGATTATGCAGGAGAGGCAAACTCAAAAATTGATTTAATAACAGAGATAATAGACTTACTCCCAAAAGCAAGTAACGAAGGAGAAAGTATAGCATTAGAAAATACAGCAAGAGCAAAATTTACGAAATTTAGAATTGAGGGGAATAGCAGTCAAGAAACAAGAAGTGGAAAGAATAAAATAATTTTTAATGATATAAAAGAAACTGTTAACCAAGGAATTACATGCTCAATAAAAAACGGAGTCATAACACTAAATGGTACTGCCTCTGGTGTAGTGAATTTTTATAGCAATCCAATTAATATTTCAGCTGGAAAATACACTTTGTCTAAAAATATGGAGGGAACATGGTCGTTAGGGACAGCAACTAGTTCACTTGCAATTCTTCTACAACAAAAAGAAAAAGATGGCTCATATACAACTGTTAAAGGAGGAGAACTAACAGCATATTCTAGTGCAAAGAATTTTACTACTCTAGATTTAGCAGAGGGGACATATAGAATAAGAGTATTTATTGCAACTGGTAATATTTTAAATAATTTTACATGGAGACCACAATTAGAAGAAGGAGAAAATTTTACTGGTTTCGAACAAGGTGGACTGATGCCTTCTGTAGAATTTCCAAGTGAGATTAGAAATGTTGGGGACAATGGAAATTTATATAACAAAGATAATCCTAATATTTTGGATACACCGATTGACACTTCTGGGTTAGGCGGAAATGTAAAAAATACATATAAAACAGTATGGATACCATGTAAACCAAATACTACATACACTGTTTCAAAGAAGTATGATGCAACAAAAAATAGATTTGCTCTTGCTTATACTAGTGAGGAACCAAACTATTCGCAACAAGTTGAAGGTTATGCAAGTAATGCATATACAAATGTTATGACAATAACAACTAATTCAACAGCTAAATATTTAATCGCATATGTGTGGATAGCAGGTGTAAGTAATACATATCAAGAAATGCTTGATAGTATAAAAATAGAAAAAGGTACACAATCGACAGCAGACAGCGGATATGGTTGTGGAAATTTAGAAATTATAATTTCTAATGAGAACTTAGGTAACAATGAAAGTCATATTGTTTTTCCATTTGTACAAGGTCAAAAATTGATGCAAAGAGACTATCTAGCAGATGATGAAATACATCATACGAGAAAACAAATTGTGTTAGATGGCAGTGATGATGAAAATTGGACTGTTTGGACTGCTTCTTTAACAAATGTAGAAAGGTTTTACATAAATTTAGAAAAAGCTCTTAAAGATAATGGAGCTTCACTTTGTAGCCACTTTAAATTTTCGAAAATCGGTTCAGACACGGAACATTTTAGCTGGTCGACTTCAGCTGGAATAAGAAAACAATTTGTAATATTTATAGATAAATCTAAAGCAACGACAGTAACAGAACTTAAAACTTGGTTATCACAAAATCCTATTACAGTAGAATACGAACTAGCAGAAGAAGAGATAGAAACATATACAGAAGTTCAGAAAGAAGCATATGAACAAATAAAAAATGCAATAAGTTATAAAGGACAAACAAATATATTTAGTACGAATGAGATAAAGCCTATTTTTGAAGTTGAGGCATTAGCTGATATAGGACTATTATTAAATAATATGCAAGCTCAAATACTTGCAGGAGGTGAGTAAATTGAATACTAGTAAATTATTCAAAAATGCAATAATGAATTTATATAAATCAAAGATATATACTGTAGACTTTTCAATACTAAAAGCTAGTGATTATGCAGATAAAAATAAAATTAATGCAAATGATTATGAAGAACTAATAAGATATTTAGCAGAA